TTCCTCATGGCTTTCTGGTGCATCTCTGCGCCATTCGCTTTGACGGCTTGTTTGATGGCTGTCATGTCCATATTCTTGCGCAAGCCCTTCTGTAGAGCTTCTAGCCCATCAATCTTTACTTTAGCCACTACACACCACTCACTTCAAAGGTCATTTTGTGCCTGTACGCTCGTTTTCGGTCTATCTGGTATGATTCACCGTCAATAATTAAATAGTCGACAGGCTCGTTATATTGAGCGTTTAAACGCACTGTTTTCGCTCGTTGTTTAATGCCGCCATAGAGTAAGTTCATGCGTTCGTCGCCTGTGTCAGTCACTAGACACCAGATAGGCGTTTCCTTCGGCTTCTCTGGGATATAATTGCCTGTCGTCGGGTCGAATTCGTCTTTGCCTTCTTTAACAAAGGTCACGAGTGTGTCTGCTCTCATAGAAAACGCACCACCCCTCGTTTAGCATCCGTAACACCATGTATATACTCACTGATTTCACGTTCGAATAACCGTAAGTCTGTATCGCCGTAGGTCGCAGAATGCCCGTCCATGCTCTCAGACTGCATGCCTTCACTGCCTAGACGGTTGAATCGCATGATTGTCAGTTCTTCGATGATGTATTCCAGTTCTTCCGGAACAACTAATACCGATGGAAGCGAACGTTTAAGTCTGTTCAGTAGTTTTTGTTCGGTTTTACTGTATAAAATGTCCACTCGCTCATCATCTGCACCGAGTAGAATTTTCACTTCTTGCAGTGACATCTAATCACCCGCTTCTTTTTCTGCCTTTTCTGCTTCGGCTTTCCCCTGTACTTTTTCGCCATTGGATAATTCGTACCATCCACCGCCAGTGTGTTTCGGGAAGTCAGAAAAAGCCGGCTCGTTATGAACCGGCTTCTCTACGTTCTTCTGTTTGTGTCGCCTTAGTAGTAAACTCATTTAGTTCACTCCTTATCCTGCTGCGGCTGCTTTAACCACTTTAGATGCGTCGTATAGATAAGCTGCATAGTGTTCATCCGCAGTAATGATAGTTGTCTTAGTCACAATGTCACGGTCTGCTTCAACTTCAACTGCACGTTTGCGGACAAGGGACAGTGCGCCTTGTTTGATCAGATAGAATTTGCCTGCGTCTACTTTGTTAGATCGTACAATCTGAACACCTAATACTTCGCCATATGTGCCGTTGACAATACGGTTAGCGCCAAGTTCAGAGCCTTGTAGGAAGTTCTGCCCAGCGTCCAAACGTAGTTTAGCTGCGTCAGCTGGGTTAAGGACGATTACTTTAGGCTCATCGTCTTCATCAGCAAATACATCGAGTGCTGCTTGTAGGGATTCAACAGAATCAACAGACGGTGCTGTTTGAGTCGCTTCATCAGCCGCAGCCAAGAAGTCGTTGTCAATCTTGTTCGCAATCGCCATTAACAGTTGACGGTTCGCTTCTCCAATTGGATCGCCTAGACCAGACAGGACAGCTTCATCAGTGATTTCCACACCTTTAGCAGCCTTTTTGATTTCGACTTCTTTTTCAGATGTCGCCATTTGGTCTAGTGGGATTGGTGCACCTTCAGCGACTTCTGTTGCGTCTCCGATGTAAGACCACGCCGGGAAAGTCAGTTTGCTTCCTGGTCGCCCTTGTAAGTCAGTGTTTACATTCGCCAGTGGAGTGAAACGCAGTGCGTTCTCCAGTTCAGCAGATAGCATATCCGCCATTACCTGTGGGTCGATCATGTTTTGAAGTTTCGTTTGCATATTTTTTTGCTCCTTTTAATTTATGTTTTTTTTAAATCGTCTTACTAGTGTCATATAACTACAATCAAAATCTTTAGCTACGCTTCTATAAGATTCCCCACTGTCAAGACGTCTTTTTATGTCTTGAGCATCTTTTTCGGAGAACTCTTTCCTTTTTGCTTTAGATATTTTTTCTTTAGTTATATCGTTCATTTTTTTGCCTTTTTTAGCATCAGACATCTTACGCTTGGCTTCCTCAGTGTGGACACGCCCAATACTTTTAGCTCTTATTTTTTCAACGGTTTCTTCAGAAGGTTTCTTGCCTTTTCTTGCTAAAGACATCTTACGTTTAGATTCTTCGGTGTGTTTACCTCTGAACCCTTTAGCGCTCATTTTCATATTCGCTACAGTTTCCATAGGGAGTTTCTTGCCTTTTTTGATTAAAGACATTTTCAACCTTGATTCTTCGGTGTGTTTTCTACCTAAAAAACTAGTGAAACCACTCTCTCCACCGACGGTTAGGTTATAGCCTTCTGTATAAGTTTTGTGTTGATTGATAAGATTCATTTCTTTGTCCATCAAGTCAGAAACATTATCACACCGTTCTAGAATGCTGAAAACAAAACATCCTTCCCCGTATTTGTTCCAAGCGTTCTGCAACTTAGGGTTAATATGCTTGTTGTGTCTTAAGTCAAACTTGTGCCTTCTAATTCTTCTTTTGATGTCAATCGACTGCCCTATATACTTTTTACCGTTAGTTGTATTCTCTATACAATAGATGCCTAACATAATTATCACCTCATGTATATTGTAACACACCTAACCAGTTAAGTATATGTTTTATGTTGTGTATTGTGTATATAGATCAGGATAGTTTGCTTTAAATTGCAAACGTTCCATGTAAGTCATGCTGTTAAAATCTTCTTTCGTTGTGCCTTTGTCTTTTTGCGTGTTCACTTTAGGTGACGAACCAGACAAAGCTTTCTTCACACCTTGCTCAACTTTCGCATTGATTAACTTTGCAAAGCTGTCTACGGCCTGTTTCGTGCCGTCTGCATCGTCTTTCACAACTAGAGCGAGTAAATCATCGTCCGCTTGGATATCGTGCTCAGCGAGCATTTTTGACGCTTCTTTAGAGAGAGAGTAGAAAGCACGTTCTTTCTTTAGTTCTGCCAGTTCTTCCTGCATCTTCTCGTACTCGTATTCCCTCTTCTGTTCAGCGTTCATTTTTGCCAGCTTCTCAGCTTCTTCGACTGCCTTTTCCTTAGCTTTCTGCTCACGGGCTAACCTGTCTTTGATTATCTTCTGAACTTCGGCTTCGGTGAATGTTTTTTCTTTTGGTTGTTCAGTAGATTCTTGAGTGTCGACTTGCTCCTGCTCTACTTCTTCAACCGTTTCTGTTGTTTGTGTTTCTTCTGCCATGTTTAACACTCCTATACTCTTTTTTAAGTCTTGGTTGACTATATACTCACGAACCCTTTTAATGCCTTAGATCGCGGATATGGGCATAAAAAAAGCCGGCACTCAATGAGTATCGGCTTGTGTTAAGTATTTAATTATCGGCTCTTTGCCAGTCAAGATACAGCACTAGGCATATGATCACTCGTCCTTCCTATTCGTCGGTTACTGTTTTCAAAATAGAAATAATGGCCACCTCCTTTACGGTCCTACTATATTGTTTAGCTCTGCTAATTTCGGTAACTGTATAGCTAACCAATCAACTATACGTTCGTTATTTGCATAATCATGTAGCCCGCTTTCGAACAAATAAGCGTGAATCAATTCATGCCTTATGACCTGAGATACGTATAAATCGTGTCCGTTGCTTTCGTTTTCATCACGAACAACGACAATCTCTTTGGTATAGTAATTGCAATACCCATCTGAATCTTCAGGCAAATCTGGAAAATCTTCTATTTGTTCTTCTTTTATTAGTTTTATTTCGTAGTCTGTGCCTAGTACGTTATAGTTCATTCGTCCACTCCTTATCTCTCTACATAAGCCGCTGTACTACACCTGCAGTTTGGATGTGGTTCTGGCGGCATTGGTCCTTTACCTATATCAAACACCTTGGCGTCTAACTCTTGGCAATCAGGGCAGCCGTCTGGTTCTGTTATCCATATATACTGGTCAATCCCAGCGTCTTTAAACGCCTGCTCCATTACCGCAGACTGAACACGAGCGCTTTCGGTAATAGCTATCCGATCCGCTGCGTATTTCTTCTTCCCAAATTCGTCACGTACTAACTCTCTTAATTCTCTGGCCGCTACTCTAGGGTTCTCGCCTCGAATAATCGTGCGCTCTAATGTTCGATTAATACCATCTCTTAATTCCGCTTGGTTCGCCCATATACGGTCTGAGAAAGTCGCTCCTTCAAATTGAGCAGTCAATACTGAGTTAAACATTCGTTCTAGTTGTCTATCTGACGGAACAGTCATGCCTAATATTCCCGCTTGCCGTTCGTATTCTTTCAGCGCTTCTTTAGCCAAGTGTCGTTGCAGTAACCCTTCTTCTTCATTCGCCATATCCACAGAGAGTAGGTTTACCTTGGCTTCGAGCAATTCGAGTCTGTTGCTGCGCATTGTCACGTTGTATCTGCGTAACTCCCTGTTCGCACGGTCTGAAAAGTCTCGTGTTTCCACATACCGTTTAGCTGTATCTTGAAAGGCTTGTACATCCGTCTTAGAAGCTATTTTACGTGCCTCTGTCATACTTAAACCGTCACGGTAGGCAAAACCTTCTAAGTCCGCTGTAATGTCCTTGGCGATGTCTTTTTCGACTCTATTGTAGAGTCTGGTTAAGTGGCCTTTGTAAGCTGCGTCACTTTTCATGGATTCTTCAATGTGTTTGAGTTCTTGTCGCCTTAGTTGATTATAATCACTCAAGGTTACTCACCGCCGTTTCTATCCATATCGTATTGGGGTAATTCTCTTTCTTCTTCGATTGCGTCTATCTCGCTTTTCACGTCTTCCACAATGGATAAGACTGATAACTGGGTAGCTTGTGAGACAACGCCGTCTAATTCTCTAGCCGCCTTAACTTCATCGGATATGTTGCGCGGAATATTTCGAGTGAAACGATAATGTATATTCGCCCATTCGTCTGATTGGTTCGCCGGAACGTTTGTCGGCAAAGCGGCGAACAGTTGGAATAATGTACTTAAACCACGTGTAAACTTACGCTCTTTCATAATGGCTAAATCTTTCATCGGCTGCAATTTGAACTCCAACGCCACACCAGACGATGAGCCAAAGGATTCATTATTAATATCGGCTATCATGGAAATTTGATAGATTAATCTTTCAATACGATTTAACAAATCCTCTTGAGTTTTCCCTCCATCCGGCTTGCTTAGGAAGTCCACAACAATCTTCGATGCGTCATCCGTACCGAACAGGTTAATGATTCGATTATCCCTAATTTTGTAAGTGCCCTCTTCGTCTAATTCGGCTCCTAATACTTTCAGATAAGCATCCGCAAAATAATCGGCATCGTTCATTTTGAAGCTCATTGTCTTGTTGTACGCATTAATTAAAGTCTCTACTGGTTCGATCAAGCTTTGGCGTTCTTCGTTTTCTATAAATTCAATTACAGGCAACGTAGGGTAATAGTGCGGTGTCTCGTCAGCAAACGCAATACCTTTCTTGCCTTCCGCAAACTCGACATAACTTCCTTGCGTGATTAGTGTGCCTTCAAGCTCATTATCTTTGTTCAGCTTGTACCTAACTGCATACAGTGGATTCTGTTCGATGGTGTCATCGTAAATGATGAACATATCTAACGGGTCATTATAAGTGACTCGTGTACGTGCCTGCTCGTCTTGCCAGACATACAAATAACCATGTCCGTAGAGTGATGTGATCTTGGCTAGTTCTGCCAAGGTGTCGTCTAAGTTATTTAAGCGCCAAAAATTATTTATCGCATCATCGAAATTATCATCATCATGCGATGTCTTAACAGGTATGCCTACAAAGTAGCCGTTAAATGTATCAACCAGCTTTCTACCAAAATTCACAACTAGTCGATTGTCTGGCTTCCACGGGTCTTTCTCTGGTAAATCTAAGATAGGCGGCTTGCTTTCGTATTGTTTCTTCAGTTCTCTGTACCGTGGCACTTTCGCCTGGTGCAGCTTAATGAACTCCAAGAGTTCCTCTGCTGTCAGTTCGTCCGATTCGTGTATAAATGTCATTGTGTCACTCCTTATATGCCTTGTTTGAATAGTTTTACGGTCACTTTGTT